ACGTCGATCTCTAGAGTGACGTCCACTGGACTAGAAGATGCCGGTATTCTGAAAGAACTTGCTGACAGGCGTTGGGTCGTCGGGGTCACCCGAACGAACGTAACCAATCACGTTCGCGGCGGGGTCCGGCGGCTTCTCCGCAAGCGAGCGAATCGCCGTGCGGAGCGTCGTGAGGTCGTGTTCGTTGCTCGCCTTCAGGCGTTCCCAATCGTGGCGCACGTACTCAGGATGCCGTTGCGCAGCCATCCACACAACGGCGTCCAGGGCGAGCCGACGAAGCTCCGATGCGTATGGCGTGGGGAGGATGTTGGTATCCTGCACGTCCCCTAGCATCGGAGCAATCCACGACAGGACCCAAGCCGTCGCGTCGTCCCTCAGTTGGTCAATGGCGTCATCGTCGGCCTTGCCGTCGTTGTCGTCATCGAATATCTGCCGCACGACGTTGGCCGATAGCCTCGCTTCCACCTGCGCGGAAGTGATGAGCGAAACAGACAACGTCATGGGTCAGTCAGGGATTCGCGAGGCCGACGAGCGTCAGGCCCTTGGCTTTCGCGGCGACGTCGGCAGACGGGGGAAGGCTCTTGATTGAGCCCTGCGGCCAGTAGGTCACGACGTCCGCGCCGAACGTGCCTTCGACGTTGCGGCCCGTGTCATTGAGCCAGCGCTTCCAGCGCGCGGCGTCCGCCGACTCGACATCGGAGGACGCGCGCGGCTGGGCCTGCACCGGCGACTGCGGCGGATTCGGCATGCGGTTGTCGCGACTCACGGGCTACTCGGTTCAGCCGACCGGCGTGGCGATGAGGTAGCCGGCGTCGTTCGCGATGACCTTGTGCGTCTCGCTCAACGAAACCTGCGCCTTGTAGCCGCCACCATGGCCGTTCATCGGCTCATAGACCACCTGCGTGATCTTGGGCCCATGACGCATGGTGTAGCCGTAGGACGCATTGCGAATCGACGCGCGGTCAGCCACGCGCAGGATGGCAAACGAGTCGCTCCAGATACGCGAGTACGAAGCCGTCGCCGACTCGTTCGCCGTATCCTTACGAGCCGCGCCCACGTACAGCGACTCCAGCCCGAAGAACTTCGCCATCATGTCAGGCGTCGCGAGGCCCGGCGAAGAGCCGTTGTACTTGAACAGGTCCAGAATCGCGGGGTGCCGCGAGAGAACCTGATAGACGTTCAGCGAACAGACGCCGACCTTCTTGCTCGGACCACGGCCGCTCCAGAGCGCGGCAATGCCGGTCTGAAGGTCCTTGATGGGATTGCCACCGCCGGCCGAGTCCCAGCGCGAAGCGCCCGAGAGAGTGGTGTAGTTCCCCGACGCGTAGTTGCTGGTCGACGTGACGATGGCCGCAATGCGCATCTCCTCGCGGAGGGCGAGAAGCTCGTTCAGCGCCTCCACGAGATCCATCATCTCGTCAAACGGAGCGTCTTGGTTCGCCAAGGTACGCGCCGAGACGAAGTTCGACAGGCCGTAAGGCAGACAGGTGTACGAGTCATTCGAGCGAGTCTCGTTGATCTCGTTCGCCATACCACGGCTGCCCATGGCATCATCAGGCGCGGCGAGACGGTCGCGCTTCGAGTAGTTCAGGATGCTGTCCGTCTCCTTGGCGACAGTCAGCAACGGCATCACACTGAGGCCGACGTACTCGTCATTGGCGTACTGGACCGACAGGTTCGACAGCGTAGTGTTGCTGTGAACCGTCGAGACGCCGACGTCCTTGGTGCGCAGTCCGACGAGGGCGCGCTGGATCGCTTCGACCTCGCGCTTGACCTCGGGACGGTCGGACGACAGAACGTCCTTGACCGCGTCAGCGTAGCGCGCATAGCGCTCGCCTGGCGTGAGGCCGCCACGCTTGGCGCTCTTCGCACGCATGCTGTCGACGAGGTGCGTGTGAGACAGTGCGCCCGACGCGGACAGGTCCGCAAGACGCATCGACTCCGCCATGTCGGCGTCCGTGATGTTGACGATCTGGTGAGACATGTTCCTTGTTCCCTCGGTAGCTTGGTTGTCGCGGTTCAGGCGCTACCGCGGTTCGACGGCGCGAGCATGAGTCCGACCGTGTCACCCGCGGACCCGGACTGCATGAAGATGCCGTAGATGATGTTGTCCGTTGCGCCGCTACTGTCATGCGCGGGCGCATCGGTGAAGCCGTCATTCGCGCTCGCGAAGATCGCCTTCTTGCCGCGCGTGCATCCGCCGGTGCCCACGAGAACGGGCATGACGTGATTGAAGAGCAGCACGTCGACCTGCGCGTCGGCCGCGGCCGTCGCCATGAAGATGCCGATGCCCGTGTCGCTCGTGCTCACGCCGTTCTGAACGGTCGTGTCACTGGACCCGAAGATGGCGAGCTTGCCCTTGGTCGCGGCCTGCCCAGATGCAACGGTGTACGTAGCCACCGTGCCGAAATCGATCTTGCGAAAAGCCGTACTCATGTTGAGTGGTCCTCAGTGAGAAGTCAGTGGATGGTTGTTGCGCGAGTGTCAGCCGAAAGCGTGCTGACGGACGAGCGCATCGAACCCAGCGCCCACGGGTGCAGCCGGGTCAGCGACAATGGGCGGCGCCTTGTCGCCCTCATTGCCAAGGACCGACTTGGTGTCCAGAAGGTTGAGGCTCGGGCGGCCCTTGATGGCGGCGAGGTGCTTCGCGTACGCACTCGACGTCTCATCGAACTTCTCGCCGCGAGCCTCGGCCGCGCGCTTCTGGTCAAGCGACAGGCGCGCCAGTTCAAGCACGCCGTCCTTCTCGGCCGGGACCATCTTGGTCCCGATGAGCGCGTCCAGGTCCCGACTGACGAGCGTCAGTTCGGCCGCCGCGGCGCGCTCCGCGAGGTCCTTCGCGACGCCCTCTAGCGACGCATTGCGGGCCTCGGTCGCACTGAGACGCGCCGTCAGCTCGGCCGTCTTGGTGCGCTCCGAATCGAGCGCGGACTTCACGTCCACAAGTTCCGCGGAGCGCTGCGCGATCGTGTCATTCAGTGCGGCAATCGCCTTATCGTGATCCATGCTTGCCTCCGGCTTTCCGCCGTCAGTCGCGCCGACGGGCGCCGTGGTTGTCGTCATCGGCAACGCGCTTTGCAGGGCACGCGCCTTCATCTTCGCGAGCGCTTCCGGGTTGGCCGGAATCGACGTCACGCTGATTTCGTAAAGCTCATTGTCGCAAAGGACGCACACGTCCTCGCCGTCGCGCTTCTCGACGCGGATCGTATTCGGCAGGAAGCCGACCGAGACACTGCGAAGCGTCTTCTCTAGGACCAACTGCCAGATCGTCTCCGCCTCTGGATTGGCCTTCGAAAAGTAGATGGTCGCCTGTAGCGCGCCGTCGACTACGCCGACGTTGCGGGCTTGGCCGATGGGGAGGTCGCGACTGTTGTGCGCCCACAACACGACAGGATTGGTCGCGTAGCGGCGCAGGTCCCACGACTGATCTACGATTTCACCGTAGGAGTCGATTGCGCTTGTGGAGCAGATGAAGTCGACTTCGCGCGCCTCTTCGCGAACGCTCTTGAGGTGCAAAGATCGGACGAAGAGATCATCCGGTCCACTGGCGACCGTACGGTCTTGCTGTCCCATTCGTCAGGTTCTTTCGGTGCGCGCTTGATGCGACTCATGCCACGGGAGAGGGGATGTGCGCGACGATCTTCCAAGCCATCTTGTCGAAGGCAAGCACGGCATCGGAGAGCAGTTGCACCGTGTCGATTGCGCCCATGTCGTCGCAGGCGTTGCGCGCTTCGGTCAAGGCCATGACCATCTCGCGGAAGCGGTCGAACAGCAGGCGGCAGTGCTCGAATCCGTCGGTTACACCGAACGCGGATTCAGTCAGGCGCGAGCCCGTGGCCACCTGTTGCGTGAGCCCTTGCGACAGCACGCCTAGTTGCGCGATACGCTCCGCAAAGCGGTCGACCCACCCTTCAACGTCGGAGGACACCGAGCCGAACAATTCGTGAAGCGGACCGAACGCCGGACCGCGCACGTTCCAGTGCGCGACCTTTACCGCATTGTACAGGTCAATCCCTGACAGCACGCACGGCTGCAACGCGTCAGCCGTCTTTTGCCGATCTGCCGTGGAGCGCGGCGAGGATGACTGGAACATGGGTTAGGTATCGGTTCAGCCGCAGAGCGGAAGTTCTACGTGATGCCGACGCGGGCGAGCGGAGAGGTTGGACACCACAACGGGCGTGGCTCGAACGATGCGGAGTGCCTTTGCGGGTTTGTCTTCTGGAGCGTCCGCCGCGGGCGTGTCGTTTGGTTCCGTGGGCACTTCGACCGTAGCGTCCGGCGCGCTATCGCCAGCGTTCTCCGGGTCGGCTTCGTTGTCGAGAGGGATGCCGCCTAGAAGTTCGTCGCCCTCTACAGGGTCAGGGATGCCGGCCACGTCGCGGACCCAAGCCTGCGGGATCTTCGTGCCGGCCTCCGAAAGGAGCTTCATCGCAGTTGCGAAAGGCACTAGGTCAACGGCGTCCTGCGTGACGAATTCAAACTCAGGCACCATGACATCGGCGCCGAAGTTCATCCGCACGAGGGGCGCAATCAGGTGCCTGCGAATCGTCGCGGCGATGCTGGTCGCGTCCGCTTCGACAATGTCTTTGCGGACCTCGTCATGCACGCGTCCGAGCGCCTGCGAACCGACGCGGCCTTGCTCTGTCGTGAGCGTCTGGCCGAGGACGGCCTTGCTCATCTCAGCCGCGAGGAACGCGGCTAGTTCGCCGTGGGCGCTTGTACCGGAGAAGCCGTTGCGAGGCCACTCGACCTTGACGTCCGCTGTCTCCGGGTAGACGGCAACGCCCGTGCTCGCCATCCTGTCGAGGATGTCGACAAGGTCATCGATCGTGCGTTGCTGCGCATTGGCCTTGTATTGCCCCGTGCGCCAAGGCTTCCACGCAAGCTCGGCGAGCTGTAGCCAATCGCGCACGTCCCAATTGCGGAACAGTGCGGGCCACATGAGCACGCGGCAAAGACCCTCGCGTGCTTGGATATCTCCCGTGATGCGGGGCTGGTGAACGATGAACCGCCCGGGGTATTCCTTGAGCAGGTCAATGCCAGGGTAGGGACGATTGCCGCCCGTCTGGTCGAAGTGGTGGAGGCGCCCGGTGTCCTGCGTGAAGATGAACCGACGTGGCGCAATGCGCTTCCAGCCCGAAGGGACTAGATACTTGCCATCGCGCACCATGACGGTTTCGGCAACGCCCCATCCGTAGTAGGCGGCGCCTGCCAAGTGCGCGAGCATGTCGGAGAAACCGCAAAGGTCGCTCGCGACTTCGACGTTCCCGCCGGATTGACGTAGCGCGCGCTCCACGAACAGGGCGGCCTTCTTGTCACGCTTGCGCGCCTTCTCGGGCGCGCGCACCGTCCACTTGAGCGTGGTAATCGCCGTCTCGCGCGTGTGCAGAACGGACTGCAAGTGCCCGTCCTTCTGCCGCGCTTCGTTCGCTAGATCCATGAGGCGATACGGATATCCCGTGTCCGCCTCTGCGATGATTGATGACACCTGGCCCGGGGTAATCGAGCCACCGATTCGCGACCACTGTTGAGTGAGCGGAAGAATCGGGATGACTTGCGACGACATCGAGCCCTTGGCCCGAAAGACGTTCGCCAGCGCGGCGCCTGCGCGCTGAAAGAAACCCATGGCTCTAGTGGCGTTGTGCGGCTACTTGTCAGGCCCAGCGATTGAACGAGCCACGCGGCTTGCCTGCGATGGCTAGAATCTTGTGCGCGGTCGTGCTCGTCGCGTTGGCCACTGCCGTGATTCGGATGAACACCGAGGCATGACCGTAAACGCGAAGCTCGGCCATCTGGCCATTGGCAAGAGCACCCGTCGTCTCGCTCGCGAGCGAGCCCAGCGTCACACCGGGCGCGGCGCCGAGTAGCAGGCGCTTCCAGCGCGAACCGTCGGCCGCGTCGCCATCGCGGAACAGAACCTCGTAGGTTGCCGTCGGGTTGGTACCGGCGGTAATCTCGGGCCCCACGAAGATCGTCTCAAAGCCGCGGCAATCAAGCGCGGATGCTACGGGAATGTTCGCGTCCGTCAGCGTCGAGTTGTCCGCGGCAATGACGCCGGAGATACTACGGGCCTCGCAAAACTGCGAAGCGCTTAGTCCGTTCGGGCGAGCCATGGCGTGTTAGTCGCGGGGCGCGCTCACCAGTTGGAGACGAGCACGTCAACCGTGCTGGTGTCCACAATATTGACCGTGCCGGCCGCAACAGAGGCGGTCACAGTCACGGCAGCAGTGCCGGCCTTTCCGGCCGTCCTGCCCGCAACAGGGCAGAAGTAGTGCGTGGTCGCCGTGAGCGTCCCGCCCGCGGTGTTGCGGGTAGCCTGAACGCTGCTCGTGGTTGTCGAGTAGAGGTAGAGTGCCTCGCTGCCACCGCCCGCGCCGATGACGTAGGTACCGCTCGAAAGCGTGACCGTCTTGCGGAACTGACGAGGATAGAACGCGGGGTCCGTCGTGCCAATGACCACCGAACCGGTAGCCATGGCCTTCCACGAAGAGCCACGCCAGACGGTACCCTCCGACACTTCAACCACGCAGCCATTGACCACGGTAGCGCCAGTGAAGAAGTCAGGCGCTCGGGTGAGCGGAGCCGTGCCCGCCGCGACCGTGCCGACAACGTAGATGCCGTTCTGCGCCGCAGTCGTCTGGCCCGCGAGCAGCACGCGGTCACCGATGACGTACGTGACGCCGTCCTGCGCAGTGCCGCCGGTGACCCCGACGAACGCGCTGAGCGACATGTTCGAGGTGCAGACACCACGAACCACGCGCGGGCCCGTGGGAGGCGCGCCAACGCGGAGGAACATGCCACTCGCGTACGTGGGAGTCAGCGCGTCCGCGCTTGCCGTGACCGTGCTCCCGCTGGCGAAGGTCCAGATAGACCCGTCCGCCGTGACAAGGAAGATCGAGCCATCGGCCACGGCCTCGGCGGGGAGCGCGATGAGCGCGGCAGTGGTCGCGACGGCGGCGCCGATTCGAGCGGCGACGGCGCGAGCGAGCGTATCGCCTTGCGGATAGGCCATGATGAGTCGTCCTGTAGTGGGGAGGGTCGGCTTGCGCTTGCGTGGCGCGTAGAGGCCGGGCGCATCGGCGCGCGGACTAGGGGAGGGCTAGTGGTAGCGCGGCACGCATGCGCCCGTGGGAGGCGTAGCGGGTGACTCAGAGGCG